GAGATTGTTGACTACGTGAAGTTCCATAAGCTCCCGTGGCGACTTAACATGCAAACCCACAAATGGATATGGAACCCTGACAAGAGAGGGGTGTGATGGCCACTGACCAACAAGTCAAAGTGTCTGAATCATTTCTCCGGATTACTCTGCCACACATCTTCAACGACGCCACCTTCGTTGCCAACGAACACATTGTTGATACGCCCAGGCGGTTCGTGCAGACACTCCAACAGTTGACTTCGCCCGAACCGTTTGAGTTCACAATCTTCGAAACGGATCATGACGAGATGATTGTCGTTAAGGACATTGACTTCGTCAGCCTGTGTGCTCACCACATCATACCCTTCGTAGGCAGAGCACACGTCGGCTACCTGCCGAGGGGCAGACTTTGTGGCTTAAGCAAGATCGCTAGGGCTGTTCGATTCGAGGCGTCGACGTTGACAGTGCAGGAAGACCTAACAACACGTATTGCGAACTTCCTAGAACTGAAGTTGTCTCCACACGGTGTTGCGGTTGTGCTCGAGGCAGAACATATGTGCATGGCACTACGAGGTGTCAAAGCATCAGGAAGTACAACTACTACCAGCAAGATGACGGGTGCGTTCGCTGACCACACTCGCCTTGCACGCTCTGAGTTCCTACAACTGATCGGACGCAATCATGTATGACTCAATCATAGCCGACATTCAGAAGCAATGCATGGAGGATTCCATTGCGTGGTTTCCGAACTCCGCAAACGATCTGACTGCTCTCACTCTGGGCATGTGTGGTGAAACTGGCGAGTTTGCTGAGATCGTCAAGAAGGTTGCTCGTGGTAGTCGTATACTGGACGACGCCGTACCTGATCTGCAAGAAGAGCTGGTGGACGTCTTTATCTACGTCATGAACCTTGCGGAGCTGTTGTGCGTCGACATGGTAGCACACTACGTCGACAAGCGGGAGAAGAACATCGCACGGTTCGGTAGTAGGAAGGCGGACACCAATGGAGGCGAGTGAACTCAGTGAAGCGATTGCTGACATCGTGCACGACGCTCGCTGTCGCGTTGGGCCAGGGTCCGTCGGCGCAGAGCAGTATGACAGCGAGGTTGGTGACCAACACTTTGAAGTCACACCACTTGAGAACCTCTTCACGTATGCCGAGGAGGAACTGCTTGATCTGATTAACTACTGTGTGATGCTTATCATTCGCATCCGTCGACTCAAAGGACAGATGGAATGAAGGTAGCACTCATCACACCCTTCGATCTTCTCGACCTTGCCGCACTCAGTGACTACCACCTACTACTCCCGCAGTACTTCACCAACACTCGATACAGGGAGTTCTACAATGACGTGGACGGATATAAGATCCTTGACAATGGGGCAAACGAGAAGTACAGTATCGACTTTCGAGACCTCCAGGATATCGCGCTTGCTTGGGGTGTTGACGAGATTGTGGTTCCGGACGTTATGGGCGATGCTCAAGGAACTATTGAACTCGTTCGGTCTTTCGAGAAGTATGCACAACCGGACACTTTTCGTTACGCTGGTGTGGCGCAAGGACGAACCCTTGCCGAAGTCATCCGAACCATCAACCTCTACCACGTCTGCGACTGGGTCACAACTCTTGCTCTTCCCAGAATCCTCAACACAATCCACAAGACCCAACGCTTCAACCTAATAGAACCTGTCGCGAAGGAGTATAAGTTCGATGCGATACACTGTTTGGGTGGAAGTTCCTGGATCAGGGAAGTCGTTGCCATCGACGCCCTCCAGATTGTTCGAGGGGTCGATACTAGTTTGCCTATTGTACTGGGCTTACACGGGATCAGTCTTTCGGACGATCGATATATCAGTCGACAGTCTAACTACTTCGATCGTGTCGTCGAGCGAGGCTCCCTAACTTGGAAGGTCATCTATGACAACGTCACCAGATTCTTTGACTGGGCTGGTGCGAAAGCACCCGGAAGCGTGTTGTGAGAACTGTTCACTATACGAAGCGCCGTATGCGCCTGGCTATGGACCAGACTCTGCTTCGATTGTGGTTGTGGGAGAGGCACCGGGATATCGTGAAGCTAAGGAAGGTAAACCCTTCGTTGGCCCTTCAGGTCGCCTACTCGATACCGTACTGGCCCACTACGGTGTCAGTCGCTCGGAAGTATACGTTGACAACGTGTGCGCCTGCAGACCAGCCGACAATCGTACTCCGACGCAATCCGAAATGGAGGCTTGTTGGCCAAGAGCGAGGCATGAGATTCAGAAGCGAACTCCAGAAACCATCCTCGCGTTGGGTAACACCGCTTCTCAAACCGTTCTCAGTACACGACAGGGTATCACTCAGATGCGAGTGGGGCCACCTAAACAGAGCGACGAGTTCCCAGGAGTACGCATTGTACCCACATTCCACCCTGCTGCCTGCCTCTACAGCCCTGACACCTTTCCCCACCTCGTTACGGATATCGGCAAGGTATTCGGACAGGTATCTGTAGGCTGGGAGCCGCCTACGATCACCATTGTGGACACCGTCCAAGATGGAGTCAAGGCCATTCGGGAACTAGGTCAGTACGATGAAATGGCAATCGACATCGAAGTGGGACTCGACAGTGAAACACACTTCGGTCATCCGGAGCAGTACAAGATGCTATGCATCGGCATTAGCTACAAGCCTGGCTACGTTGTTGTCTTCAGTGAACAGTGTTGTGCTGAGGACCTATTCATCGGAGCCTTCGCGCAGTTACTACGAGACAAGAAGTGGGTGTGTCATAATGGCAAGTTCGACATCGCAGGTTTGCTGGGCTACACTGGTTACGAAGGGCGACTCTACTTCGATACGATGCTCGCCAGCTACGTGCTTGATGAGAGACCAGGCACGCATGGGCTCAAGTACCTTGCCACCGAGTTGCTCGGAGCGCCTGCGTACGCTGAGGAGCTTGGGCGATACGTTGGCAAGGGAGACTCATACGGAATCGTCCCAAGAGACGTCCTCTACCGCTACAACGGCTACGACGCCCACTGCACCATGCTCCTCTACAAGCAGTTCGGAGAACAGCTCGACAACCAAGGACGAGAGCTCCACGACTTCCTAGTCCGCAGTAGTCCCGCACTGATGCACACCGAGATGGAAGGCATCAGGATCGACTTGGCATACAGCGACGAGCTGGTCGACTACTACCTAGGCGTCCTGGAGCCACTGGAGAAGGAACTAGCCCAGTGGGTCTACAACCCACGTTCACCAAAGCAAGTGACGGAAGCGCTTGCAACAATGGGCTTCAACGTTGCGTCGACAAACGAAGAACACCTAGTCAAGATACTTGAGAAGGTACCAGCGAACGGAGACACAGCTGCGTTCGTCAAACTTATGCTACGACATCGGCGGGAGCAGAAACTGTATGGCACCTACGTCAAAGGAATCCGAAAGCGACTATATCGGGGTCGCATTCACAGCACTTTTCTGGAACACGGAACAACTACTGGACGCTTGGCATCACGCAATCCGAATCTGTTCAACATCCCAAGGGAGTCACGTATACGTAAACAGTTTATACCTGACGAGGGGAATGTCTTTGTGCAGGGTGACTATCGGACGGTTGAGCTTCGCGTTATGGCGGTCGAAGCATCGGACCCCTTCCTTGGTGATATCTTCCGGCAATCTCGTGACATACACGATGAGTTCTCCCTCGTCTTCTACGGGCCCAACTTCACCAAGGACCAGCGAGTAAGAACCAAAGCATTCGTGTACGGAGTGCCCTACGGGCGAGAGGCGTTCAGTATCTCCCAGGAGCACGGCATCTCTGTGCAGGAAGCTCAAGCCAAGATGGACATGCTGTTCGAAGCGATGCCAGGCGTAGTGAAGTGGCGACAAGATGTGAAGGACCGCATACTAGCAGAAGGAGAGGACCTTGTTACAAGATTCGGGCGGCATCGGAGGTTCTGGTTGATCACGAATGACAACGCCAAAGACGTAGTCAAGGAGGGAACGGCTTTCATACCACAAAGCACTGCCGCGGACATACAGCAACATGCCTTCAATAAACTCCGACTGGATCTTGGGCTTCATACTCGTGTATCTGTGTACGATAGCATTCTTGTTGAGTGTCCTACTGCTGACGCTCCTGATGTATCTCGTACAATGGTTCGCGTTATGGAGGAGACAGCAACTGAACTTATGGGTGAGGAAATACCGTTTCCCGTCGACATTAAATATGGCCTCAGTTGGGGTGACTGCTAGTGTCGAACTGCTTCGAAGACCCAACGGACTACATAGGTAATGACGGTTATGCTCGACGTATGGACCCACGTCTTGGGAATGTAAACTCTGCAGCGCGAGTTGTTTGGGAAGCTACAAATGGTTACGTGCCTGAAGGTTATCAGGTGGATCACATTTGCAACAATCCTAGGTGCGTCAACATTGAACACCTACAGCTTCTGACAGCAGCAGAGAACAATGGGAAGGCTCATAGGAAACTAACAGTCAACCAGGTACTAGAAATACGATCACGTCTAGGTACGACAACGAAGGCAAAGCTTGCTCGAGAATACGGAGTCAGCTT